ATCTGGCTAGTTTGGATAACTCATCATCACTATAAAAAGAAAGGTGTTCTTTGATAGTAAAACGATCATAAAACGGTTGACTAAGACTGCCACCACTAGTTGTTGCACCAACCATTGTAAATAATGGTAAATCAATTTTTTCTGGTTTATCCTCTACTGTTATGCTTAAAATAAAATCTTCCATAACAGGATATAAAAATTCTTCAACTAATTTTGGAAGCCTATGGATTTCATCAATGAATAAAACCGATCTTGGTGCAATACCCATTAGGTATGGTAGAATATTTTTAGGACTACGGATATTAGCAGCGTTTACGGTATAGAGGTTTACGTTCAATTCGTTGGCGATAGCACCCGCTATTGTCGTTTTACCAAGCCCAGGAGGCCCGTCAATTAAAACATGAGGCATCACACCGCCAGAAATATTACAACCGTGAGCCACGATTTGCAGACGCTGCACAACGTCAAATTGACCAATGATATCAGTAAATTTAGTTGGTCGGATTACATTTATTGCCATAATTCTTATTATAAAACTCCAAAGTTTGTTTAACCAAAGATGCACAATCTGTTGTTGCACTATCTTTATATGATAGTTTAATCAGATTTATAGATTCATTTTTTGTAAATCCATACGACACCAGTATTTTAACAGAACGATCCAGAAGATCAATATCAATTTCTTCGGTATGCTTTTTCGCTTTTACTTTTTTCTTCTTATATTTTATATCATAACCTGAGATAGTTTTTACTTGAAATACATTATTACACTCACATACTATTCTGTATTTTGGTGTTGATGCTTCTTTTAATGATAACCAGTGTTGAGAACCGCACTCATTACATAGATATTTAAAATGTATATCGGTATCAATCGGTTTCAGGTTTTTGTTTTTGATCATCTTCTTTTATCCAAAATATAAAGTCATTTCTTTCACTATCAAAAGCACTATCTAGTAGACCATCACCAACTAATTTAGCAAGAATATTACTTACCATCCTACTATTGAACGATTCTAAAATCTCACTAAGAATCATATCATTAACAAAATAACTCTCTCGTTTAGTTTTTTTACTAATTTTAATTTTAATATGATTTCTTGCTATAACCACACATTCATCATAAGTTAAGATTCTATTTAATTCTTCTTTATCTTTTGGTGCTAATTCAGTTAATGTATGAGTCAGATCATCATCTGCTATTTCATTAACTTCTCCAAAAGATTCGAATACAAGTTCTCTAGCATGATTAATAAATCCATCTAGATCTTTAATCTTATACCAATTTCTTTCATCATCCATCAGAATACCTAATTAAGAATATCATATAACCCTCTATAGTAGTTTGGTTGACTAATAAAGTGAACAGCATTACTTTCTAAATGCTTCACATATTGTATTTGAATAGGGTTATAAACAAAGTATTTCATTTTCCATACACCCTCATTAAAATGATTGTTCCCCAAATACAGGGGGGAGTTTAAGCCACTCGCTGTATTGGGGATCAAATCATTCACAGGAAACGAAACACTAACAGGAAGATTGTCTATTTGACTAATTACATCTTTGATCCATTCGCTAAATCCCCAAAAGTTATTTAGATTGCCCACATCAATCTTGAAGTAGTGCTTTTTAATATGCTCTCCTTCAATATCTTCTGGCTCATCGGAATCGTTTGGAAATTTATTCATAATAAAAGATGGCGAGGGAATCGAACCCTCTCACATAGCGTGTGAATCTAAAGATACCAGAGGCTATGATCTTAGTCACCAGACTACCATACTTAAAGATCAACTATAGAAACCGTAACCGTCAGTATCCTCGTCCTCATTGTCTTCATAATAAGCAGCATCTACATCTTCCTCATCATCATTCCAGTTCCAATCATAATCGTTGGAATAATCTTCATCCTCATCCGTATAATCGTCCTCAGCAAAATTGGCAGAATAGAGAGGCTTTAGAAGTTCGCCTTGATATTCACCAACCACAAGATATTCGCATGTGCGAAGTTTCTCACAATTACAATCAGTTGGTACACTCACAACATCCTTGGGATTAATCTTAACAATAACAATCTTATCGCCAGCCTCAAGACTACCATAACTAGCAACATAATTTAATGCACCAGCATGAAGTCCATCAGAACAACCACGACTACGATTATCATCAACCTTTGCTCTGGTCATCTTGCAAACATTACCAACACTGTTATCAAATACTCCACGATACTTATCCTTAAAATCACTCCTGACTGCCTTATAAGCAAGGAAGTAACCATCCTCAGTGATAGGCAGATGTTCATGCTCAAGGAAATCATAAAGTTCTTTTTGACTCTGCATACTAGGATTCTCCATAAGATTATGAAGAAAGTTAACAAGAGGATAGAACGGTAGACCTTTGCTCATAAACTCAAGAATACGCTTACTGATACTACCATGAACTTCCTCACTCTCATACAAAACCTTACCATTCTTGATCTCCACAAGACCATCACTAAAAGTAGAGACAGCCTTTTCAATATCCACAATCTCCAAGAGTTCATCTGCTGTTGCTGTTGGCAACGCTTCTAGAATCATCTTGTAATTAATATGATCCGGCAAAACCTGATAGGTTCTATTATTAAGAACCAGTGTCAGATTACCATCAACCCACATAAACGGAACGCTCATTGTTTAATCTCCTGTGAAAAATTAAATTACTTAATCAAACTACTCAATTGCTTCTTGAATGACTCCACATCATTCAACTGATAATACCAATCGCCACTCTTGCCACCATAATAACCATGACGATCATCAATCTGCAAAAGAGGATTAGTATCCTTCTTTAGTTCTCTCAGATTGCCTGTTACTTGGGTGCTACCAACAATATACTTCAACATCGGGTTGCTGTCAACTGCTTCTTTAAGAGTTTTTCTAAGATTCTCAATTGAAGGTAGACTAACACTACCAGTAGTCTCTGTTTTAATATGTTTGGTATACTTATTGTCAACACCATACAAATTGGTCAACATTTGAACTAAACCATTATACATCACATTAGTCTCTCTGACCAACTGACTATTAACACCATTGATGCCAATATCATTTAGCAGTTTACTCATGTGACCAAAATAATCATTAGCCTTAAATCGTTCAATATCAAAAGTTGATCTATGCACAGTATCACTAAAGAACTCCATAATCATACAGTGATCAATAGCCTTAACTAGCGTAGCATTATTAATCTGACTACCGTAATCAAGACCAAAGATATTCAGAATATGGAAAAGAATCTGACGATCCACAAAACCATGATTATAGTACCTATACTGATCACGCTTCTCGTCTTTAGAATATTCTTTACGACAATATTCAACAAGACCATTAAATTGTGATACAGTATCGAATTTCTTGATCTTAATTTTCTTTAGACGATCCACCATGAAATCATTAAACGGTACAAGATTATAGCCTTCCTTGATCAATTTTTCCACAAAGTTATGCTTAATTGCATAAATATTTGTATTACCAATAAGTTGCTTTGCATTATCAGTAGTAAAATTTTGAAAGATTGCACTCACTTCTGGAATATCTTGATTCTGTACGGTCTTATATCTAAGAATTGGCACATAAACAATAGAATCTTCCTCAAGCATATCATCAAGACGAGATTCACTCATCTCTCTCATGTGTGAGGCATCATTATAGCCAATACTAAGAGATGTAGTATCCTTATGATTTCCAATGATTAGGAAAGCATCCTGACTACTAACACTACCCTGACTACTTCTATTAGTATTCTTGCGTGGATTATTGTTCTTGATCAGATCCTTATAGGCAGAAACCATGAGGATATTTTCTGATCCAACATCATTAATCAGATCATCAAAACCCTCATCACTCTTTGTATAGTCCTTAGTATCAATCATCAGATAAGCAAAGCAATCGTTCTGGTTACAATAACGAGTAACAATCTTCTTTGCTGTTTCTTCTGTCTTAATATCACACTGGAAGAAAGCCATATTGCCATTCTTCTTCTGACTATTCCAATACTGATAGCCTTTACCAGTCAGAGTTTCGTGATGAATCTTATCTGTCTGATAAACTAAACGACGAGAACGATAGCCAGTGCTTCTGTAGTTAAAAACGTACAGACTCTTTCCGGCCTTGATCTTATATTCCAAATCCTCACCACTATTGATATTGTGGGTTTTATTATTAGAATCTGTCCATGTTGCACCCACTCCCCAACCACCAGCAAGATCATTCATTGTATAATATGTGGCAATTGCTTCTACCTTAGTTTTAGCGGCAGCAATCTTCTTGCTGAACATTTCCTTCATTTCGAGGAAAATATCCTGGGTCTTATCACGCAGAGTTTTAATTACTGCTTTGGTATACTGCAATCCTTCACGACTAACATCCATCTCCAAATCACCAATACCAAAGTCAAGTTCAAGATAAAGACCCTGACCAATGATTTCTCCCACAAAAGCCTTCCATGAAGCAATATCTGCCTTATTGAAAGCACGATTCCACTTGGCAATATGATCTGGAGTTTCCTGCTTATCTTCACCAATAAGATGAGAGGTAACTACCGGATAAGCAATATTACCCATGATAGCAACAACACCACTATCAATACGATGATATTGTGTAGGAAACAGATTGTTATTAACTCTGCAAACTCTCCAGCCATCACCGTCAATCACAATATTACGATTGCTATATTCCTTGGAGAAATCTGCACCAATTCCACCAGAAATAATAGGCTTATTCTTAAAGTAGTGGAAAATACGAATAGCCTTCTGACTAAACTCATGAAAATCGTGTTGCTTAACAGCAAAACTAATTTCCAGACCATTAGGCTCATCAGTATCAATAGTATGGAGCAAATTAAGAGTTGGCACACCACTATCATCCATAGCAGCAATATAAGTATACTGCTTACCATTGTAATAAGATGTTGTGGTAAAACTCTTGGTATAAGCAAACGGACTCTTACTCCCTAGACCAAGACAACCCACAAAATCATTACTATCATTCTTATTGCTTGCACCATAAGTGGTATAAAGATTCTCCATATCGGTCTGACTAAGACCAGTACCAAAATCTCTTACACTAAAATTAGGATCACCAGCACTAGGCAACTTAACCCTAAAAGGATTAGGATTACCAGATGCAATATGACTATCATTAGCGTTTGTGGACAGTTCACGAATAACTGCCATCACCTTATCGGAATACAGAGAATCCGAAAGGATTTTAAACATTTTACTGGTTTGTGCAATATTAAACTGTGATGCACTTCTAACACCAGCACTGTGAACTTCAATCGTCCTATCTGCCAACTTCATTTCCTGTTCTCCAAAAGTGTTTCAATCGTTCCTGTGATAGCCATAGTATACATCGTCAATCGTGTCTGTCAACCTTCAATTTATTTTTTATTGGCGAGTCGAATACTAATATAGCCGCAATAAATTGGTAGCAATCCAAGATACCAAACGGGAGTTGCTATTAAACAAAAATTTATACCAATAAGAATACTAATTAAACTTAATATGTATATAATAATTGATGGAAATCCAATTTTTGCTAAAAGATATGTTATTGGGCCTACTAATAGTGTGAATAAAATTATGATAGTTACTAATAATGCTAAACTAGCCATTAGTTATCACTAAAATTATCTGGATAATAAGAGTTAGTATCATCATCATCATCAGTATTATCTTCCCAATTATCATCATTGTATGGAGTCCAATCTTCATTTTCAACAGAATCATCGTCATCTAAACCTTCTTCTTCAAGTATCATCACACTAAAAGTATTTAATATTTCAAAAATTTGATCTATTTTATCCTCTAAAGATATTAATTTGGTATCCAAACCCTTCACCATTTTTTTAATATCGGCTAATTCTTTTATAAATTTATCAGTATCCTTGTGGAGTTCTTTATTAGTATCAATAATTTTCTTCATATTTTGATCAAAATCTCTTGACATTAAAAACTCCTTTTATATTCTTTAATATCGCCATTTTCCAATATCTTTTTATCTTCGTATTGTGATGCAACACGGCGATAAAATTCTTGCTTAATATTTTCTAATACACCAGTAATCATAGCAATCTTAGGATAACTAGTATCGCCCATGATACCACAAATAATGCGAGAAAAACAGTAATTTATTCTACCCAAACAATCTTTTAAACTTCTAGGTTTTATAAAATCATTACAGATAGCCAAAATTAAATTATCAATAGCATCATCCAATTCTTCTCGTTCTTTTTCATTAATATATGGCATAATTAATCCTCACTACATCTACATTGATATTTATTGCAGTAACAGCATTTTGGCCCAGGATTTGCGAATCCCCAAGCATTAGAATCACCATCAAAACTTTCTTTACCAGTATCAATACAAACAACTCTATTTCGTCCCCTTCTTCTTATTAAGCCAATATTATACCAATGACAATCCCAAAATTTTAATTTAGTTTTTTCTTGAATTTGATTAACAAGATACTGAATCTGCTTCATACTAATAATTGTATTAGCATTGGGAACCGTAGCCAATTCTGTTATAAATCCCCAATCGCTAGGGTCTGGTTGATAAACATCTATTTCTGGTTGAAATTCTAGTCTACAAACTTTTCCATAAACCTTTGGTGCAAGGTCGAATTTGCTGAGTTTTTTCTGCACGCTATAGGCATACTCGGCCTTCTTCTTATTGCGGAATTCTTTAAATCCTAAGTTAGATTTTCCATAAATAGGATAAATTTGAGAATATCCACCTTCCTCAAACCAACTACCATAATCAATCTTAAAATCGGTGCAGATCATTTTCTTGTACCTTATTACCACTCAGATTTTCCACAATAAAAATAGCAGTTTTTAGATCATCACCCTCAAAGATTTTAATTGGGCCTCTTTTAATATCAAATCTAAATGTGGCATAAACGGCATAGTATGGATCGCCTTCTGCTTCTTCATCCAGATTAAAATATTCTTCTAGAGATTTTACTTCTTCTGGTATAAGACCGCCTTCATAATCAGGCAAATCCCTAATAGTAGATATATGATAATGAAGAATGTGAGAACGTGGATTGCCCTCATTAGAACACCACCCTCTAAAAAATCTATTAGGATAAGTTGACATTATTTTTCCTAAATTTAGAGTAGAAATCCTTAAACTCTGCCTTATTAGAATAGAGTGGAACAACAATCTCATTATTAATATAAGGATTGTATTGAGTTCTTAGATCATATAATTGACCATGACTATTAATTTTACCCCATGCTACTGCTTGTAAATTATTATAGTAATGCAATGCTTCTCTTAATTTTTTAAGTTCATCCTTAGCATTTTGCACACTAAACAATTTAGGAACCAATCCTTGTTCAGCACACTTTAGGATATAATCAAGAGGGTTAGCATGGTGATCCATTTTAATTCCTTTATTTAAAGTAGGAGTGGTGGGAGTCGAACCCACACTGTACGGATTTTAAGTCCGTTGTCTCTGCCATTGGACTACACTCCCAAAATAACACTGACCACAAGACCAAATTAGAGGTTGATTAATTGTGAGCCTCTGGTTTAGATCATTGTAGTCAGTGTCTTATGGTTTAAATCAACCGTTTGTATGAGCCTTGAGGCGACGTACAATGTCTGCCATAGCCTCAACATTATCAATCGTCTTAGTAGGCTTGGCACGTTCCATCGAAGGAAGTTCAACACCCTTCTTAGCCAGACTAGCCTTTGTACGAGCATAACGAGCCATCGTACTAGCAATCTTTTGACCAGTCTTAGCGGCAATTTCCGCATAAGTCTTGGACGAAAAAACTGCCTCAAGAAACTGCTCATCACTGCAACGAACACGCTTCTGCTTCTCAACCGTAGTAACATCTGCCATAATCAACCTCCAAAAAATCCAAACTTACTTCACGGTTTCAGTCACGCGACTGATTCATTCCCGTGTTGTATCCTCATTCTACCATAGGTTATCGGCTTGTCAACAGCCAGACCTTGAATTATTTTTCGTTGGGTAGTGCGATTGCTAAAACTAGATAAATCCAGAATATAGCACTAAAACTAGCCAGAGTACCAAATACTGCTAGTATTCTAATGATTCTAGAATCTATTCCTAGATATTCTCCTAGTCCTCCGCAAACACCAAATAACATTCTATCAGAATATGATCTTGTTAAAGAGTTCATACTAGATAAAATTCCTGATGATTATTTTCTTCTGTTTCTACACCAAGATTAGACAGAATTATCTTGAGATTTTCATTTTGTTCATCTAATTTCTCAATAATTTCATTGGCCTGTTTTAATGCTAATGTTAGATGATGAACTTTATTAGCCAATTCATCTGCCACATAATTCTTCATTATCATAGGTAGCCTCCTGTATATTATTGAGAGACAGTATTAATTACACTTTTTCTTTTTCTTCTTAAAGATTCTATCCCAATTTTTATCCCAGGTTTTTTGATCTACAGTTTTTGGTCTAGGTTTAGACCCTTTACCATTTTGACTCATTTAATCCTCCAGAACAAAACTCCAGTAACGACTATCTTCTTTCTTTTGAAGATCATCCCAATAAATGGATCGTGCAATATAAGATGGAATTTTGTGCTTACCACAGTTCACCATCCAATGACGCTCCATCTTTTTATAAGTATCTGTGCCAGTCTTACTCTTATTATATTTAAGATGCTCCATATCGTAAAGGCGAAGTTGATGAACATCACCACACAATACTCTAGCCTCATTAGGATGGATCATTTCCAAGGCAAAACTAATTTTAGCCAACCCAATACCACTAATCTTTCCAAGAATACTATCACGCTTCTTAACGTGACCTTTCTTAGTAGTAAAATAAAAGTCTTTAGGATTGGCCCAAAACTTGGTGGCAAAATCCCAAATATATTTTGTACGATTATTATGTAGACCCACACCGCT